AAAACACAGATCATACAAATTAAAAATTTACTAACATTTTTGTAAATATCGAAAGGGTGGGGGGATTTTCAAAATAGGATCCCATAGCTATATACGAAAACACCTTTGTAAAATTTAAAATTTTATTAACATTTAGCTAATATATAAATAAACAGTGCAGTTATATACATTTGCTATATAATGACTATATAACTTATAATTGATTATCTACGTCTAATAAATTAGGAGGCGGGATATGACAAAACAGCAATATCTAGCTGATACGCTACAAAAGCTTATACAGTCAGGTAAGTATTTTAATAATGGATCAATAAATTTCGACGGGATAGCAAGAGAAATTCTTCTTGCCCTAGACGACTTTATTCTAGATTAATATCTATAGTAGTCTTATCAAGCTCTTCTTGAGTCCAAAGTCCTACTTTGGAATCTCCCATATAACCCTTAGCCATACCTTTAGCTACCATTTGGTCATTGATTGATACTTCGCTATTGATATATATCTTACCTAGGTATCTACCGTACTTATCTGGTTTAAAGACTTCGAGTTTTACGAGCTTCCCCGCCAAAAGTTGGGTAAGGTATGCCTTGGTAGCTTTGCCATAGGGAGTATTCTTTTCGGCTGTATCTACCCCTACAAGGCGAATTCGCTCTGATCTCCATACCTTAAAGCCAAGATCAATAAAAACATCTACAGTGTCGCCATCGACGACATTTTCAATTTTTGTGTAATATGTGTACATTAGAATATGCCCTTCCAGAATTTATCCATGTCGTCTGGGGAATTGTCTTCATCATTTTCGGATGTAACTAATCCATCTGGAATAGCAGCCAATCTACATAATCCATTTTCTTCTACCTTAAAGGATAGGATTTTACAGCCTAGCTCTGACATCCCCTGCATTTCTACATGGAAAGAGCAATTTCCGCATTTTACTCCAATGGAGGCATTCTCATTATTGGAGCCATCTTCATATCCGACCCAAACTGATCCGCTGCCCTTATCGAAAGGTCCAAATTTATCTACTACTGAAAGCAAGGCATCATGGTAGGCTTTCTCTACGGGGGTTAATTGATCGTATAGGTTCATATACCCATTATACGGCATATTGGTTGGGGTATCATATTTTCGGCGCACTGATCACTCTATATGATAATATGATTATATGAGTAGAAATAAAAAATCTGATGGTAGATGTGATAGGGAAGACGGCCCAGACTGGTTAGACACATATCCAGATGATATAATATAGTTAGCACTCTGCTTCGGGGAGTGCTAATAAATAACTCGCTTAAAAGGAGCAAAATATGGTAAAAAATAATACAGGTGCTAACTACACCTACACAACAAATGCGGTGTCAGTTTATGACCCGTTTAAATTCATTGATCAAATCTGGGACAGCAACTGGGGAACCTCAGTTACATCTTGGAGCCCAGCAGAGACATACCCACCTTATAACATCCGTGAGATCGACGAGGACACCCGTGTTCTTGAACTAGCTTTGGCTGGTTTCTCAAAGGATGAAATCAAGGTTGAGTTGGAAAATCGCCAACTTACAATTACTGGAGAAAAGGCAAAAACTGACGAGGAAGTAAAGTATATCCATAAGGGTATCGCTACTCGTAAGTTTACCAAGTCTGTTACTCTTTGGGAATATTGGGAAGTAGAGTCTGCTGACTATAATGACGGGGTTCTCTATGTAGTTCTAAAAAGAGAAATTCCAGAAGAGAAAAAGCCTAGACAAATTAAGATCAAGTAGGCTATAATTATATTGTGCACTAATGACACATGGGGTTCTACCTTTCTTACCCCCGTCGGTTAGGCATAAGGGACCTGAGCATTGTCCATTGTAAACGGCTCATTTTTCTATTTGTTGATACAATAGGAATATATCCACTGAGGATAGATAAAGGAGAAAACATATATGTCAATCAATAAAGCAATGCTAGATTCATATGCCCGTAACCTTGCAGGTCAAGTAATCGGTGCAATTGTAATCGTAATGCAAACAGCTAATGTAGGATCACCAGTTGATTTTGGTGCATCTGAATGGCTACTAGTTGCAAATGCTCTTTGGTCATCTGCCGTTCCAACATTGATCCGTTGGGCGAATAAGAAGGACCCAGCATTTGGTCGTGTAGCAACATCTGTTGTCGCAGAGGCAACAAAGAAACTAGAGACAGCAGCAACTGCTTCTGCAGCTAAGAAGACTGCAGCTAAGAAGACTGCAGCTAAAAAGACGGTGAAGTAGTAGTGGCAGTAAAAGGCTCTCTAGAAGCAATCATTGAGGTTGCTAAAAAAGAAGTTGGGACTATCGAAGGTCCTAAAGATAATGAAACAAAATATGGTAAGTGGACAGGTGCAAACTTTCTTCCATGGTGCCAGTCATTTGTTTCTTGGTGTGCATTTACAGCAGGATTAGATCCTAAGAAGTATCCGAAGAGTGCAGCAACAATTGCAGCTTCAGATTGGTTCAAGAAGAATAATCGTTGGGCAGATGCACGTAATGATGATCCCACTCCAGGCGACTGGATTTATTTTGATTTCCCAGATGACGGTGTAAATAGAATTTCTCACGTCGGTCTTTGCGTAAAGAATAACGGAAACGGAACTATTCAGGTTATTGAAGGAAATACTTCAGGAACTGCAAAGGGAGATCAAAGAAATGGCGGAATGTGCGTAGAGAAGACTCGTGCATACGTTAAGGATAATAAGCTAAAGCTTATGAATGCAGTAGTAGGTTGGGGACGTCCAGTATATGCTGGTGAAGAAAATGTTCCACTACTATCTAAGGTAGGTTCAACTGATGCTCCTGCTGCCGCTGCAAAACCAGCAGCTAAGCCAGTTGCTAAGAAGCCTGCTGCGCCAAAAGCATTTGCACCTTTGAAGGTAGGTTCTAAAGGACAGTCTGTAAAGACTATTCAGGCAGCTTTGAAGCTTAAGGCTGACGGAGACTTTGGTCCTGCAACAGAAAAGGCTTTAAGGGCTTGGCAGAAGGCTAACAAACTTCCAGAGACTGGAATTGTTGATGAAAAAACATTCAAGGCTCTAAAGGGCTAAGAAGGTATAAAAAAGTCCCCTAGGAGAAATCCTGGGGGATTTTTTATGTGAGTAGTAGGATTGGATTTTACCTACAAGGCCAAGTCAAAGTTGTCTCAAGTACCCCTTTTAAGCCTACAGACCCTTATGTTACTATCATTGGGAGTTATCCCAGGTCCAGCGTTATCCCCGATTATGACACTTTGGGATATTCCGCCATACTCCAAGCTCACCGTCGTGATCTTGTTTGCACCGCATCAAGGAATCGAACCTCATCCAACGGGTTTGGAAGCCGTTGTGCTACCGTAACACTTATGCGATAGGAGCTTGACACCTAACTACTCAAGAGTTAGGCACCAAGCGGTTTAGGATGGCATTTCTGCAGCAACCAACCTAGTAACAGAGACGGGATTTGAACCCGTGATCTTCTGGTTATGAGCCAGACGAGATGACCAAACTTCTCTACTCTGCGTCGAGAAAAATAATTATAGCAAATTTACTATATGCTTGTCAAGTAGCCATTTACTACTACATATAAAAATCTTGCATTTCTAACGAAGAGTTTCCTGTTTTTATGCTTCTACTATATGTTCTTATTCTATGGCAATTAGCACAGACAACATCGCATTTGGATATTTCTTCTTTTATGATATTTAAATCAGTAGTATAGTTTTTATACTTAGATAGCGTAAAAAGTTTACCACCTAAATGATCAAAATCTTTCATGTAGTAAGGATAGTCTTCTTTACAATCAGCACATGGTCTAGACTGCTTGTATTCCTGTATATACTTAAGAATGACAGTTCTTTGAGACTTTCTCCTATTACTTGTTTTTTCTTTTTGTCCTTCTCCTACGTGATAGGATATAGTCCCTTTAGAGCACCCCAATATATCTTGTATCTCTCTATAAGATTTTCCTTCTGACCTAAGAGCTAATATTTTATCTTTATGTATCATAGTTCAATTATAACATATTTTGAACCACAGCGGAAGATGTAGAATTCGAATCTACGGTAAAGAAATAATCTCTACGACGGATTAGCAATCCGCTGCCTTAAACCACTCAGCCAATCTTCCAGGTGACCAATGAGTCTACGAGCAGACTAACCCATTAATCTAATATGTGAGGCTTTACATAAGCTCGTTGGCCTCCAGTTGTCCCCGTCGGGAGTCGTGCCTAACACGCATCGCAACCTTAATATCGTCGATCAAGTAGGACTTGAACCTACAACAATTAGTTCCTAAGACTAACGCCTCTACCAGTTGGGCTATTGACCGTAGTGTTGGTCCACATTATTCTGTTACTTAGATATCATTTTCGCAGAACACACAAGTGGGTGGTTGCCAGTCTATCCAACTTTCTGTAGGGCGGTCCCTAATAGGCATTAATCCTATGCAGTGGTTACCTTCTTCCGAGAGCGGGTGACCAGAATCGAACTGGCACTATCTGCTGAAGGCAGAGGCACTACCATTATGCAACACCCGCTAAATACTAAAAGTCTTCGTCATCGAAGTCATCTTCGTACTCTTCTGCCTTTTCAAAGGTAGCTTCGATTAACTCTGTATTCTCTGCTGATCCAATGATGTCAAAAGAGTCGATGATCTCATGAATATTGTCGAACTTATTGATATCTACTTCTAGATTCAATGTCACGAAATATTTAGGCATCTTCGTCCTCCACTAATGATGGCGGTGGTGTGAGAATCTTTCCTTCTGCATGAAGATCTCTAATCTCCAAAGCTTCCTCACCTTTACCAACACCGTCTGCAATTACCATAAGCATATCATACACCCTTGAAAGTTGTATATAGATTCCAAGAAGGATGTTATCATTTTCTTCAGACATTTACTTCACCCTTCATTTTTAAATACGTATCAAGACCTACGTATACTCTATCATTACATTCAAGACAAAACAAGTAGACTCCTTCGTCGTCAAAGCCAGCTAGTAACTTGGTACTACATGATATGTTATGAACAAACTCATCACGAGTATCAAGCCATAGCCGTACGACTCTGATATCTATTACCCCAGTGTTATCTACTTGCATAGATTAACTGTATCATTTGATTTTACCGAATGTCAAGGTTAAGCTTCGACAGGTATTCTATAAGGGGTCAAATCAACTTTTGGAAAGTATGTTAACCATTGCTTAGCTCTTGGAGTTAGTCCCTTCCACGAAGACCAATCTTCTCCACCTCTAGTCATTTTAAATGCGATTACCGCATTGGTTACTGGATTAAGCAGTTCCTTATTGCTAGACAATTCGTATTTATCTCTACGAATAGGACCAAGGGATCCGATCATGTTGATCTGGAATATACCCCAGGAGTTGTCCCCAGTTTTTGTATTACCGTTAAATGCCAAAGGACGACCATTAGACTCTCGCTTTGCGATAGCCCAGGCTTCCTTGAGGTCGCTTCCCTCAAACCCTACTAGGTAGAGCAAAAGAGCAAGATCCTCATCGGAAAGCTTTTTAGCCTTTTTAAATTGTTCAAGCTTAGAAGTTCTAGCTTTAACAATATCCATGGTTATCTTTAGTGATTCCAAGTATTTCTTATATTCAAGAGAATCCTTAAATTCACTTAAGTTACTTACCTTTTTTAGCGGTTGTTTACTATATTCAGAATAATTAATACTCTTATTAGGTAATACATTAAAACCTAATATAACTACTACTGAATAAATAAATAACCTAATACTTAGGTTTTTACTCATTATATTATAATAACCTCTTTCTTTTACCTTGTCAAGACTTTTTTTTAAAAAATCTTTATGCTATACTGAAAATATTCTGAAGCGAAAGGAAAATTACGCTTGCATATCAGCTTTTTCTCATCTGAGTCTGGTTTCAATTCCACTGTTGGATATGGCCAGGCTGGTATGGGCATTGTTTCTTCGCTACAAAAAATAGGTCATCTCGTTACTTTGAATAACGAAAATGCTGATCTTCAGCTTAATTTTGTTCAACCTACATACTATAAGTTCAACAACCCTACTCAATATACTATCGGATATACACCGTGGGAGTCAACTGTTTTGCCTATGTATTGGCTAGAAAATATGAATAGGTGTGATGAGGTTTGGGCTACATCTGCAATGACTGCTAAGTTTTATAAAGATGCTGGTATTGAAAAGCCTATCAAGATTTATCATCATGGCCTACACGATGTTTGGAAGAAACCAAAAATAAGAAAGCCTGGATCAAAGTTTAGATTTTTACACATTGGAGAACCTGCCCCTAGAAAAGGCGGGGAATTAGTAATTCAAGCTTTCATAGAACTCTTTGGTAATGATCCCCAATATGAATTAACATTAAAATGCCATA